AAGTATTTGTGGACAGAGATGGTATGTCTGAAGAGGAAGCCAATGAATATATTCTCTTCAACATTGAGGGTGCATACATAGGAAAGGACACACCTGTACTGGTGTGGCAGAGATATGACGAGTGATGGTGGAAAGGGACACACTCAGCGTCCTAAGTCAATAGCTGATGAGGAGTGGGCTACCAGATGGAATGCCATCTTTGGTAAAGATTCATTAGAAGATTACAAACAGTCGGTAGATGTTAACAATCTCCGACAAAATGATAAGGACAAGGACAATAAAAAAGAAAGTACTTGACATTGGACATAACATTTAGTATAACTATGTCCAAGGAGAGCTTATGCAAAACAAACTTACATCAAAGACATGTACTAAATGTTTATGTGAATTATCTATTGATCTTTTCTATAAAAAGACAAGAAGGTACACATCAAAAACAACAGGTGAAACTAATGTACAAGAAACAATAAGACCTATTTGTATACAATGTACTAATAAAAAACAGAAAGAAGACTGGGCTACAAGTCCTGAGAAAAGAGAAAAGCAAAAAAGAAGAAGCTTCCTATGGCTTTTAAGAAAATATGGATTGACAGAGCAAGAGTATTTAAATGAAAGAGATAAGCAACAGAACAAGTGTTCTATCTGTGATAGTCCTCCCAAGGAATTTTCTTATCATCCTAGATTGTATATAGATCATGACCACACAACTGGTTTATATAGGTCTTTACTTTGTCATAACTGCAACTCTTTATTAGGTCACTGCCTAGAAGACATCTCAATACTGGAGAAATCAATTGAATATCTCAACAAACATGGTGTTTCTAGACATAGAGACAAACCTTAAACACGATACTATTTGGTTGTGTGTTACAAAGAAAGGAGATGTTATTAGACATTGGAGATCTCCTGAAGGATTAGAAAATTATTTAAATGGTTGTCAGGTAGTAGCTCATAATGGTATTGGATTTGATGCTCCTATCCTGAAGAAGGTATGGGATGTTGGCATTTCTGACAACAGCCTAGTGGATACCCTAGTAATGTCACGACTGTACAAACCTGACATTGAGGTGGTGCTTCCTAAGGAAGGCAAAGCCCCTACTCCTCATAGCCTAGAGGCATGGGGCTACCGCTTAGGCAGTCACAAGATAGGGTTCACTGACTTCGACAGTGGATGGACACAAGAGATGGCTACCTATTGTGAACAAGATGTTCAACTTTTAGAAAAACTGTACAACTTTCTGACAGTAACCATGACGAAGGAAGGGTTTTCCCAACAAAGCATTCAGCTTGAGCATGAGGTGGCCTTGATTTGCCGAGGCATGGAAGACAATGGCTTCATGCTAGATATGCCTAAGGCTATGGCGTTGCATGCCATACTGAGTGGACGCATGTCTGACATTGAAGAGGAGATGCAGAAGGTGTTTCTCCCTATCGTTGAGCAGCGTGTCTCTGAGAAGACAGGCAAGCAGCTTAAGGACAAAGTAACCATCTTCAATCCCGGAAGCAGACAGCAGATTGCTGAGCGATTGGCAGGGCTTGGTGTGGTGTTTAAGAAACACACAGACAAAGGCAATGTCATTGTTGACGAAGCTGTCCTAGAAACCATTGACCTACCTGAAGCTAAGCTTGTAGCTGAATACTTAATGATTCAAAAGCGTGTATCTCAGATAAGTAGTTGGCTTGAACTGGTAGCTGATGATGGTAGGGTGCATGGTAGAGTGACAACCAATGGCGCAGTTACAGGAAGGGCGACACACAGTAGTCCTAACATGGCGCAGATCCCTGCAGTGGGTGGTCCATATGGTGCTGAGTGTAGAGAAGTATGGACAGTGCCTAAGGGATATAAGCAGGTGGGTGTTGACCTATCAGGCATTGAGCTACGCTGCTTAGGTCACTACCTCAATGACCAAGAGTGGATCACTGAGTTGCTTAAGGGTGACATCCACTGGTTCAATGCACAGAGCTTTGGCTTGGTGGAACGAGGCACTGTCAAGGACGATAACAATCCTGAGCACAAGAAGGCTAGGAATGTTACCAAGACTTTAACCTATGGTGTGTTGTATGGTGCAGGTGCTGCCAAGGCAGGTAGCATCGTAGGTGGTAACAGTAGTAAAGGCAAGAAACTGATTGATAGTTTTATCAATAATACTCCCGGTCTTTCTGCCCTGAAGAAGAAGATATCTAGGCTGATGGCTAAGGGACATCTCCCTGCCTTAGATGGTAGGAGAGTGTGGGTTAGATCAGAGCATGCAGCATTGAACACATTGCTGCAAAGTGCAGGTGCTATCATTGCTAAACAATGGCTTGTTGAATCAACAAAGCTGTTGCAAGAGAAGGGAATAAATGCTAAACTGTTAGCGTTTGTTCATGACGAAACACAGTGGGAAGTGAGAGAAGATCAGGCAGAGGAAGCAGCTAGGCTCATAGAGCAAGCAGCAACCAAGGCAGGTGAAGCTCTTAGTTTCCGGTGTCCAGTTGATGCCGAAGGTAAGGTTGGTAACAACTGGCGTGAGTGCCACTAACGATAGAGGTGGGTTTTTATATTGGAGAAAATTATGAGTGAAGAAAAGAAAGCGATTAAGCTGAAGGCTGATGTGTTCTGGTGTCAACACAACAAAGTGAATGACATGTCTGGTAAGTTCCAGTTGAACTTGTGTAATCTATCTGATGCTGCTGTTGAAGCACTGGAAGATATGGGTATCAGTGTACAAACTGGTGAAGATAAGAAGGCTGACATGGGCAGGTACATCACTTGCAAATCAGAGAAGCCTATCCGTGTCTTCGATACAGACAACGATGAAATCACTGAAGCTATTGGCAACGGCAGCAAGGGTAAAGCATTAGTGTCTAGTTATTCTTGGACCTATAAGAACAAGAAAGGTGTTAGCCCTTCATTGAAGAAGCTGGTCATCACTGACTTGGTAGAGTATGCTTCAGCAACTGGTATTGATGCAGATGACGAGGACGTATTATGAACATCACTATTACATTGACATTAGACCAATTGAATTTGGTACTGGCAGCACTTGCTAAGCTTCCCTTTGAAGCTGTTACAGACACCATTGGTGTTATTCGACAGCAAGGACAAGAGCAACTTCAAGCGGCTGAGGCAGCTAAGACTGCTTCAGTTGAAGAAGTTAAAGAAGCTGAGTAATGAAGGCAATCCTTGATGCGGATATTTTCTGCTACAGGGCAGCATCCGCATGTGAGGACGAAGACGAAGCAACGGCACAGCGAACACTGGATCGTTTAATTGTTGATGTCCTCATGTGCGGTGTTGATAACATCTATCCTGATTGCTTCGTGGATAGTTGGAGCATGCACCTAACAGGTAAGAACAACTTCCGCTATCAGATAGCCACCACTGTGCCTTACAAAGGGAACAGAGTGGACAAGCCTAAGCCAAAGCATTTAGCTTTCCTTAGAGACTATCTTGTTAAGGAGTGGGGTGCTTCTATATCTGAAGGTGAAGAAGCTGATGACACCATTGCCATTGAAGCTACAAAGCTTGGTGACAATTGTGTCATTGTGTCTTTAGACAAAGACTTAGATCAGATATCAGGGTGGCATTACAACTTTGTTAAACATCTAGGATACTACATCAAACCAGAAGAAGGTTTGGTTAAGTTGTATACACAGATGTTGACGGGCGATGCTGCTGATAACATCAAAGGATTGTTTCGTGTTGGTCCAGTGAAAGCAGCCAAGATAATTGGGGACACAACAAATGAACTTGAGCTGTACAACAAAGTGTTGGAAGCTTACGAGGGTGATGCTGAGCGTGTGTTAGAGAATGCTCAGCTTCTTTTTCTACGAAGATACGAAGGACAAATATGGACTCCTCCACAAGCTTAAAGCCAAACGACATTGCACTAATCCTGCGTCCTACTATCGTAGATGGGGTGTATCAAAAGCACTTTCAGGTGTTAGTGAGTGGCTTTGGACCACTCACTATCAGTGAAGATGATGTAAATAATTTAATTGGTATGGCTACTATATTGGCAGCAACTGTACAGTATATGGAAGAAGATGAACAACTTGCTAACAAGCTTGTTGAGTATTGCGGTAAGATGTTTGGTGATGTTGGTGACTTCTTTTACAATGCAGATCATGACAGCTTTGGTGATGGCAACTTCACTATTGACACCAAGACAGTTGGAGGCATCCAATGAATGTAGATGACACATTGATACAGCGTGGCGTTAGGTATGGCAACTACAAAGAAGATGTCTCTAGGGTTTCACAAGCTTTGAAAGAAGTTGTTAGGTCTGGTGCTGAGTGGAAAGAGATGGATGATGATATGAAGGAAAGCCTTGATCTCATCTGTAACAAAATCTCTCGCATTGTGAATGGTGATCCTTGGTATCATGACTCATGGCATGACATCATTGGCTATGCTAGGTTGGTAGAAGAAAGACTGGAACGATTATGATATCTGTTGACATCCATCTGAAGGTATTATTTAAACCACAAGACCTACCCAATGTTTACTTGAATGAGGAAGTGCTGAGTGAAGCCATCACTGAAAACTTAACTGCTTCGTTGGAACGTATGGATGCACAAGATGTCATCTTTAGTTTCGTTGATATCGAAGGACTAGAATGAAAGTTAATTCAGTAACCATTAGAGAAGCCAGTAATGGCTTTGTTGTTGAGCATATAGCTGAATCTGAGTACGACAAGTTTCTCTCTGAGTTTGTTGCTCTAGATATTGACGAAGCACTGGCAATAGCCAGAGATCTATTTGTGCATTACGATGCTGCTGACATGTCGCATCTAGTAGATACACCAATTGGTAGATAATAAAAAAAGGAATGGTGGTGAATGGACTGACGCTAGGTTCAGGAGCTTTGTTACCTCTGCACTGAGAGCTGCATCTAGGCGTTGGCCTCCTAAATATAAAGCACTCAAAGAAGCTTTTGTAGGTAGGAAAGAAAATAAGAAGACTGGTAAGCTTGCGATGCATTACAAATGTACCAAGTGTAAGAAACACTTTGTTGCGGCAGATGTTCAAGTAGATCATAAGCTGCCAGTGGTAGATCCTAAGACAGGGTTTGTTAGTTGGGATGATTTTATTAACCGCATCTTCTGTGAGATAGAAAACCTACAAGTGATGTGTAAGCCTTGTCATAAGGTGAAGACAGAAGAAGAGAAAGCAGAAAGGAAAAAGAAATGAATGTAATATTACTAGAAGAACATGAAGATGGTAGTGCCACCTATACATTTGATTTAACAGTGGAAGAGCGTGACATCCTACTGAGCTTGGGTATAATGACAGCCATCAAGAATGGCATTCAAGAAGGAAAGAAATATGTCGGTAACACTGATCTGGGCTACACCAAATGCGGAACACCTGATAGCGTACATGGCGAGGGTGAGCAACCCAGAGAATCAGGACAACCCTGACACAGCACCTAAGCTGCTGAAGTATTTAATGGACAACAAACACTGGAGTCCATTTGAGATGGTTAATGTCTGTATGGAAATTACGACAACCCGTGACACTGCACGACAGATATTGCGACA